CGGTCGCGGTAGTGTTCGCTGTCATTGCGCCACTCGGTAAACACCTGCCCGGAGAACGTATCCCAGTCGCCGTAGAGCAGTGCTTTCTTCTCCGCCTCCGGCATCGACGCAAGGCGCGTCAAATAGCTGTCGTCGTTCTTGAGCAGTATCTTATTGTCGAATACCGTGCTCGGCACAAAGATGCGGCTCTTCTGCCGATGTTCTTCGTGCCCATCTGGAAAGCGCACGACGGCATCCTCGCGGATGGTCCTCATCGGCGGCGCTGCCGTGATGAAACGTTCCTTGACCCATCCGTGCCCCACACCGCCGGGGTTCGCCGTGCTGCGGATATACACCCGCGTCCCCGGCCCGTTCGGTCGGTTGCGGGAAAAGAGGTAGCTGTATTCTTCCCATGTAAAGTGGGTCAGCTCGTCGAATGCGATAAAGTCATACGCCTGCCCCTGATACTTGATCTTGTCCTTTGCGTACTGCATCGAACCGAAGATGATTTTCGCACCACTTGGGAATGTCCATGTGTGGCTGCTGCCGTTATAGCGCGCGCCCGGATAGATACGCGGGTAGTAGTTCAGCGTCTTGTCAATGAGCTCGGCAAGCTGCGGGAAGGTCTTTCGCAGGATGATCGCCTTGTAATACGGGATATTCACCTGCCGCAATGCTTCGATGACCAACGCATCGGATTTTCCCCCGCCTAACCGGCTGCGCCGCCGTATAGAGCCTCGTCCTCCCAGCGGCTCATAAAGAGTGCCTGTTTGGGCTGCGGCTTCCATACCACGCTACGCTTCGCCATTCGCATCACCTCCCGCGTACTGAGGAACAGGCATTACAGCGGGCAGCTCTGCCACGCCGCACACGCTTTCTCCACCGTCGTCCTTCTTCTCGTCATTTGCCCAGCGGAAGTTGTATTTCAGGCTGAATTCCGCGCCACGCTGACTGGCTCGGTCGAAGAGCCGTTCCTCGGCATAAGCCTCGATGCGGGCCTTCGCGCGCGTAACCGTGTCAACGAATCCTTTCTTTGCCTGATAGTTCAGCAGCGCTTGCCTGCTCGTAAACCCCAGCGCAAGCGCGAGCCCTGTCACCGTCGGCGGGCGCTGATGAATGATAAACGGCTGCCCTAATTTGTCGAGGATCGGCATCCCATCGTCCCCGATGATCGGCTCGCCCTTGCAATCCTCGAAGTATTGGTCAATGACAGCCTGCATTTCTTCGACCGTCGCATATTTTGGATGACACCCCGCTTTTGCCATGCCGCCACCGCCTTTCTTTTTTATGCTGCAAGCCCCCCGCCCCCGGCCTTATCGCGCAGCATTCTTATCCCCGCTCGGGGAACCGAGCTTCCTATTTCCGACGGTAACACGCCATCTTTTATTTCTCACCACGGGCGCGGAAACTTTCTTTCTCCTTTCTGTGCTCTCCTCTGTATAGTTACATACACACAACATAGATACATGCTACGTATAGCACCCTCTCCCGAAAGAAAAGAAATATAAAAGAAAAGAAAGAGGTTCTCCCTCACTGTAAAAAGAGAAGCAGGGCTTTCGCCCTGCCTCTTCTTATGCCATTTTGAGCTTTCTCTTGAGCCACGCCCGCAGGTTGCGCCACGGGTGGGATTCTGCGTAATTGGCGCGTTGCTCAGCGTTGTATTTTCTATTACGCATTACATTAAGGGCCTCTTGCTTAAAAGCGCACTCATCATTCGCCCGCCCCAGCGCCGCCTCAGTGTCAGCAAGCTTGTTTTGCAGCGCATCCGCGTCCGCTTTCAGCTTCTCGATCTCGTTGGCCTTGTTGATGGCCTCGCCGTTCATCTGGTCGATCTGCTCGGTCAGGGCGGCGTTTACCCGCTTTAATTCCTGCGCTTCTGCCTGCGCGTCCTCCACCATCTTCGCCATCTGGTCTTTGGTGTACTTCTTTACATTGATGCTCATAATTTGGCTCCTTTCATTCGTAGTTGTTCTTCCCGTCCCCGGTCGCTCACGATGCTCACGACCTTTACGTCGCCGTATCGCTCAATGTCCATGGCGATTCGCTCCTTGATGCCCTGCGCGTCAGCGGCGGGGACGTTGGCTTTAATCGTGATCGTCAGCATTTGCGCCCTCCTTCGGCTTTCCGTATGCGCAGAAGAAATCTTCCGGCACAATGCTATCTACGAGCGGCCCGTAACCACAGCACAGTCCACCGATATCCTCCCAGCTGTGCTTGCACCCCTTGCACCGCACCACCGGGGCAACGTCAGCGGTGGGAAGTTCATAAAGATATTCTGCGAACTCTTCTGGCGTCAGAAGCGTGAAAGGCGGACTATCCGCCTTACCAGCGTCAAAATTATTAAATGCTTTTACAGCCGCTTCGAGCTCAATGAATTCAGGCATGGTCAGCACCTCCGCCCATCTTTTTTCTCCGTTGTTTCAGCTCCTCCAAAAATGCAAGCAGCTCCTTATGGTCTCGTTTGCACTCCTCACACTCAAAATCATGATTGTCTACAAGTTCCTTATGAGCGTGGTGAAGCATAAAGCCAAACCCACTATAGGGATGTTCTCTATATGCCTCATCATGCAGATTCCCTTCGTCATCGCACAGAACAAGGCTAACTTTACCACCGCAGAACGGGCAGGATTTTAATTCAAACATCTTCCATCACCTCCACATAGCACCAGCTCTGGGGCGGGTGTTTTATTTCCCGATCAAATATGCACCGGTTGCAAGCGCTTGCCCGAGTTTCATCGCACTTTTCGCAATCGCGTATTCTACCAAATTCACTTAGCTCACGCGGCTCATCGTAAATTTTCAGGTCTGAGATGTGCCAACCATAGAGATCGGCGTGGCTTCCGTATAGCTTCAGCTCAATTTCGGACAGGCAAGTGTCTCTAAGCTCCTCCTCGTATATGCCATACCAGCCATCCGCGCAATCTCTGGCACCATTCAATTCGGGATGGTTACGCTGTACAAATGGATATGTGTCAATACGGTCGCACGTAAATTCTCCGACAACCTTGACGTTCATAATTTTCCGCTTGTAAACAATGCTTCCATCAATATTTTTGCAGTAAGGCTTTTGGGGCGTCCGAACCGTTTTTCCACTGGTGCAGTAGATATAACACTTAAACGGCGTGTCCAACTTTGGCCGCGTCTTGCGCACCTCAATCGTCTTATTGCCGTTGACGATCTTCTCGCACCACTTCGGGTGGATGCTCAGCATAACAGCTTTACTCATTCTTCATCGCCTCCAATGCCGCTTTGGCCTCCTCGCGGGTGAGGAATACGGTCTTGCCGATTTCATCAACCGGTACGCCAAAAATGGATTTATCAACAAACCCGGCTACGATATCCCATTCAATGAATGTACAAAACAATTCCACGCGAATTGCCTTTACTCGGTATTCGCTTATGGTTTTTCGACTTGTAACCTCATACACCGTATCGCCCGCCTTGCACGGCAGCACCACCAGCCGCCCGTCCTTGTCGGCCTCGGCAAGTTCGCGCAGACGGGTATAGCTGCAAAGGCTTTCCAAATCAGCAAGACGCATGAGCTTCAGCACGATCTCGTCCGCCTTATCTTTCGGTAGAACTTCTTCCGGTTCACACGCGCTGTCCTCGTAATCGGCCAACCGTTCAACACATCTTTGTCTAAAAGCACTTTGCGCTATTTTGTCTGGGCCAGAATCATCATCAAAGTAACAACTTGCAGGATAATTATAAGTAGGAGCCCCACTGGATAAACGCTTAGTCAGTCGTTCCATCACTCCACCTCCCTAAAACTTAAAGCTCTTTCTGAGCTTCTTCCCGTTGAAATCGGCCTCCTCACAGATTTCTACAATGTGCTGGCACAGGGCGGGAGGAATCTTTGACCTTTCCATACTGTTCTTCAGCGCACTTGTTCCACCACGGGGAAGGATGATACCCATTTGCTTTGCCTTCCTGATGGTCGCCCCTCTTGGGCTTCTTTCGTGGCACGGATCACCGTTTTTGCAAATCGGCTTAAACTGCGGATCAGGATGGTTTGTCCAGATGTCAGTTGGCTTCATTCTTGTGTCACCATACTGGCAGTATGTAACCGTGTAACGGGGAAGCCCCTGCATCCAGGTCATCTTTCTCATGCCACCACGGGGATTTTCGATGAAGTAAAACTTCGGTTTCAGCTCACGGATAAGCTGTAAAACATGCTGATCGACTGCATCGCAGAATCTCGCATAATCGCTGACAGGATCAAGATTGCCGGTAACGGAGTTCTTGCGCCTGTGATGGCTGATTGCCGCAATGCTGAATGTCGTGCAGTCCGGGCTTGCCCATATAACATCCGGTCTGCCGAACCGCTGAATGATGTCATCAGCCTTGACCGTCATGATGTCGGCATACAGGTCAATGTTTTCAAAGTGCTTGTCCCACTCGACAGAAAACACTTCGTGACCGTGGGCTTCAAACGCCTTGCCGATGCTTCGCGTCCCCGCAAAAAGCTCTAAAACCTTCATCTTCTCCCCTCGCATTCCCCGAACATCTCCCGGAACGGCTTCCCCGTGATCTCTTCCAGCTTGAGCAGGAATTTCACGGTGCACTCGCAGTCGCCGAACGTCCACCGAATGATGGTCGATTGCGCAACGCCGCATTCTTTCGCCAGCTGGATCTGCGACAAGTCTGTCTTTTCCAGCGCTTCTTTGAGTGCCGGATAAACGCAGCGCTCAAACGGGGTCTTTGCCCGATGCACTCTCAGCATGTCGGCACCTCCCGCAAAAACAAGCTCCCCTGCGAGACATATTCCTCAAAGCGCTTTTCCTGCGCTTCGTAGTAGTACTCGTTAATTTCGTACCCCACAAAATCGAGCCCAAGCTCCAATGCAGCAATGCGGCTGCTTCCACTGCCGAGGTGGGTATCGAGTATTTTATCCCCGGGCTTCGCGTACTTCTGAAGCAACCACACGTAAAGCGCCACAGGCTTCTGCGTCGGATGAATGCGCTGCTCGTTCAGCGCCTTATTCCCTTGCTGGATAAACCCCTCTGCGATGCTTTTGCCCTGCATCATGCCATTCCACATGTAGCGGAAAAGCCGCACGCTGTCATGGCAATTTGTAGCTGCGATCTCGCAATCGCTAAAAGAGCTGCCCTCGTTGCACTTGTCCCAAACAATGCGCCCCGGCGCAAAGTGATAGTCAAAATAGTTGCAGCCCCAAACGATATAGCGCTTTGTGACACGTTCCAACTCATCGAAATATTCACGTGTCGGAATATCCCACTTCGGCGATATGGGGTAGTCTCTGTGCACTCCAATTTTGCTGACCTTGCAGCCATAATATCCGCGCCGCTCCGGTCCGCTGAAATACGGCGGATCGACCACAGCAAGGTCAAAAGCCTTGTCCGGCAGATTCTTCATTGCCTTCATGCAATCGATATTTTCAGCAATGTTCATGTGTGTACCTCCCCGAAAGCCTCTTCAAATGTCAGCCCCGTCGCAGCAAGAATCGCCTTAATCACGCGAATACTGAATTCGTTCTTCCCCGTTGTCCATCGCCACACGCAGAGCGGGGAAACTCCGAGCTTCTTGCTCAACTCCGGCGGTGTCATGCCCGATGACTGCAAGGCTTTCTTGAGCTGTGGATACACCACCGTCTTAAATGGCACAGCTTTCATCATTCAGCACCACCCGTCTCTCCGAGTAGCGTCCCGACGGTCACGCCCAGCGCTTCGGCAATGTACTGATACGTCAGCAGGAAGCTCATGCACTTTCCGGTCTCAAGGTTTCGGATGCTGTTGCGCGATACGCCCGACTTTTCCGACAGCTTCTTCACGCCAAGCCCTCGCATGGTTCTCCATTTGCGGATGTTTGCGCCCACTTCCTCCGGCGAAAGCATCCCATCCTTTGATGGCGGAGATTCCGTCAAAATATCGCTTATGGAAATATTCAGTGCTTCGCTGATTTTGTACAGCGTCGGCAGCTTCGGGTAGTGCTCGCCTTTTTCCAACTTCCCGATATGCCCCTGCCCGCATTCCACCATTTCGCCAAGCCGGAACTGGCTGAGGCGGCGCACTTCGCGAATATTCTTGAGCCGTTCGCCCAACTCTTTTTCTGTTAACATCTTTTCTTGCTCCTTTTTATTTCAGATTTTTTAGCCGCTTTTGCTTAAAACTGTGCGCCGTGCGGAAGTCGTCTCCCGCTCGATATGCTTCTTTCTGCGCCTTGCGGCTCTCCTCGCATTTGGCTTTGTCTGCCGCATAGTACGGGCAATGGCTTTGACATCCCGGATGCCTCACAGGCGGCTTGCAGATGTGGCAATGCTCAAATGCTGTCATCTCACACCTCGCGGATCGTGATGCCGAACTTGTCCTGCATCAGCTTCTTTTTGAGCAGATAGTCTTTTGTTTTCGTGCCCTTCGCGTCCTCGACCTCTTGCAGCCAATGCACCGTTCCGTTGCAGTCCGGCTCGGTCGCCCGCTCGTAAATAAAATCCGCGCGGTAGACCATCGGCTTGATTCTCTCACCCTCGATGGTCGTGTAGCCTTCAACGAGTGTGAAATTGACTTGCAACCGCAAATCGCGAATCTTGCCCATCGCTCGCAGCACTTTCAGCTCGCCGAACCGCGCCGCCTCACGCTCGGAATCAAACTTGATTCCGTCGCACACGACCTTGCGGTTTCCGTATTTGCTTTTTTTCGGCTTCTGCGTGCCCGCCAGCTTGGCAAGCCCCTGCTTCTGCGCCTGCGGCCCGAGCCGCGCAAGGTCAGCCGATGTCAGCGCCATCATGTGCCTCCTGCAAATCGCTCAGAGGCGCGCTCTGCGCGTTTTTATCCTCCGGGTGTGTCATTTCACGTTTTTCGTATTCCGAGCGCTCCTGCTTGCTCTCAGGGGCATTCCCGTCGGCTTCCCGTTTGCCGTCCGCAGGATCGTCCGCAGGGTCGTCCCGCAGACCGACCGCAATATGCATCACGTTCTTCTCATCGACGCGCTGGTGAATCTCGTATTCCCCAAGCAGCGGGTTCACCTTCGGCCTTTCGAGGTGGAGCGCCTTCATGCGTGGGATATCTTCTCCCGTGTCGGGGTCCTTCACTGCCTCGCCGTAGGAAAGCGCGATCTGGATAATCCAAGCATCGAACGCCATGCGCAGCTGGTTCAGTCCCTTCATATCCTCGCGCAGCTTCGCATTTGCTTTCATCAGCTCGCCGACTTTTTTCTGATATCTTCCGAGCTCGTGCTCAAGCCGTTTTACCTTGTCTCTGTTTCTTTCGCTCATCAGTTCTCCGTCCTTTCGTAGTGCAGCGTCAGCGCCCGAGCGATCGGGCAGCGCCGCCATTCTTCGTTGGCGCAGTAGCGCCGCGTATATTCGTCCAGCTCTTCTTTCGGCAGCTTGACTTGTGCACCCTCACAGTTGAGATAGTCGCGGTAGTCCCGCGAGTAAAACGGGCACTTGAAAATGCCCCCGCGATACCCGCTCACGGCGCACCGCCTGCCAACACCGATTTGACGTGCCTCATGCGCTGATTTGCCTTGTCGCGTCTCATGCTATTGCCCTTGAATACCAGCGGCGTGCACATCTCGAGGATGCGGTCATAGATGCGCTGATAGGTCATGTCTTTCGGCCTACACAGCTCGTCAAGCGTCAGGTTTGTGGTGACGATCAGCGGCTTCTTGGCCTTGTATCGCTCGTCAATGACCGTGTAAACCGTCTCCATTGCGTACTCACTGCTGCGCTCTGCGCCGAGATCATCGATCACCATCAGCGGGTAATAGTGCACCTGCTCGACGATTTCTTTCTTGTCGTATCCCGCGTTGAGGATTCGCGGGAAGCTCGTAATCATCGCCGGGATCCCGCGGTCAATCAGCTCGTTGGCGATACACGCCGCCGCGAAGGTCTTCCCGTTGCCGGTGTTGCCCCACAGCAGAAGCCCATTGTTCTCGCGCCGCATATCGTCCCATGCGTCGGCATAGCGTTTGCATTTGACGATCTCGTCACTCATCGTCGCCTTGTCGAACCGGCACGCCGTCAGGCTCTTGTCGCGGATTCCATCAGCACGCAGCGTTTCGATGCGTAGTCGCTTCTCGCGGTCAGCGCGTGCTTTCTTCTCCGCTTCGTACTCTCGCGCCGCGCAAGCGCACTGACAGCCGACAAGGCGGACGGTCCCACCGATTGGGATGCGGCACTGCTTCGGCGTGTTGCAATGGCCGCAGTACAGCAGCCCGTCTTTCTCGTAGTCGACCAGATCACGAACAGGCTCGGCCTTTTTCGCGATGCTGTCGATCAATGCGTCAACGTTCATAGGCTCCCCTCCGTGTTGCCGTAGTCGTAGACAAACGGCTTATTTTGCGGCGCTTTGCCGCCCTTATCCTGCTCTCTGGCAAGCCAAGCGGTGATGAAACGCTTGATGCCTCCGCGTGTCTTTCGCTTGGTAGGGTTCGCGTCGCACCATCCCGCCATGTTTCTGAGCTGTTGCAGAACGTCAACGTTCGGATAGAGCTGCGACCATTTGGCCCTGTCATTCTCCGACACCTCGAAAAAAGTCCCGTCATTCAGCGGCAAAGAAATCACCGGCGGCGCGTCAGCCGCTTGCGGCTCAGCGCATAATATGTACTCTTCTTTACTCTTCTCTACTCTACTTTTCTCTACTTTACTTTGTCGTTCGATGTCAGCATTTTTTGAAAAAATGTTTACATTTTTCGCAGAAATGTAAACATTGGGCAAAATTTGGGCAACATCAACCAGAAGGATGTTGTAATCGACTTCGAGAGTTTTACGGCGGCTGACTGCCTCGAAGTACCTTTCCTGTATGCCTTTAGAGGTCAATACGTGGTACTTGTCATACTTCTCTTTGTCGAACATCCCTCGTCTGATAGAAGCCTCTATTATTTCGGAAACGACGCTCCCACCCAACCCGACCTTGCGGGCGAACAAAAGCGCAACCTCCTCTGTCCATTCAATGTAGTAACCCGCCTTACCGTAAATCTCTTGCAGCAAGTGAACGACTACACCAAATCCTGTCAAGCCAAATTCTGCTTCTATCAGTTCAAACTTTGCGTTCAATGTGACATCAAGCGGAAAGTAATCGATCCCGCTCTTTGCCATAGACTACTCCCTTAAAACGGCAGCTCGCCGTCGTCCTCGCTGACCTCTGCAAAGCCGCCTGCGGCGCTCTCTGTGGCGTATTGCGGTGCAGCGGTGTTATTACCCTCCGAGCGCCTGTTGTCTGCGAAATACACGTTGTCAGCCTGCACCTCGTAGCTCCTGCGCTTGTTGCCGTTCTTGTCCGTCCAGTCGCGCATCTGCAAGCGCCCCTCGACGCCGATCATGCGACCCTTATCGGCGTAGTTGCAGAGCACCTCCGCCGTGCCGCGCCATGCGACAACATCGATCCAGTCTGTGCCGCCCTCTTTGCCGTTGCGATCAACGGCAAGAGGGAACGACACGACAGACACGCCGCTGTTCGTCTTTTTCAGCTCCAAGTCGCGCCCGATGCGCCCCATCAGGCACACGCGATTCATGCTCACTGTGCGTCACCGTCGCTTTCGATGACCTCTCCGGTCGTCTCATCCACGGTGAAGTTCTCCGTATCGATGACCGTGTCATCGCTCACGGAATACATGTCCTCGCTGATCTTCGTTTTGATGGTCTCGTCCTGCGCCACCGCGCGGACAAAGTCACTCTTGAGCGGCGCATACTTGAGCACGCGCTTGAGCACAGTCTTCTTTGCCATCTCCTCGAAGTTCGTTTGCCACGGCCCGTTGCTGTAGGCCTTGGAAAAGCGCTTCGCATGGTTGCGAACGTCCTCAACGCTCATCACGTCGTAGCCGAATCCTCCGTCTTTCGTGCGGAACATTGCGTAGATGAATTTCGGCTCGCCGCGCTCGCCGCAGGCGGGCTTGTGGTTGAGTTTCGGCTCAAGGCCGAAGGAATATTCAAACTCGTCGTTCTCGTAAACGACTTGCGCCTGAATGATGCTGACCTCACCGCTGCGGTACGCAAGGTCAATTAGGCCCTTGTACCCCAGTTGGAATTGGCATTCCAGTTGACCGTGGTTGCGGTACGGAATCAGGTACGCCTGCCCGAGTGGCGTGTTCGGCTCCATGCCGAGCTGTGCCGCCGTCATCATCGCGCCAAGGAAGCTCTGCGGCGTGGTCTGCGCGAGCTGCTTGTTTGCGCTCAGAGCAGAAAGCGTGATGCGCGTGAAGCGCTCCGGCGTAATGACGCTCGGCAGCGCCTTTGCGATCTCACCCTCCATCTGCTTGATGTACTGCTGCATCGTTGGATTGCCTTTCTTTACGGCCTGCGCACCCTGCGCGTTCTGAATCAATCCTTCCTTCATCTTTCCTTTTCCTCCTTCACCGCAAACTTGCGGAAATTTGTCGTTTTGTAGTAGCTGCTCAAGTCCATGTTTGGATGATCCTTGGCAAACGCCTTCGCATCGAATGTCTGGCGGCTCTGCCCCTTCCAGTCGACCGTGAATCGCCCGCAGTATCCGCGCTCATTGTCACCGAGGTCTTTCATGAGCTGCTGCTTGATGGCGTCCGCGTCCTTCTCGATGACTTTCTTGCGGCTCATCAAGGACTGGTACTGCTCAACAAGGCTTTCGCGCCCGAACAGCTCCACGTCACCGCCGCCGCCCTCGTAGATGCTCTCAAGCGCCTCGGTCGTGCTCGCGTCGCCGTCCATCGGCGGCGGGTTGTCAGCCTCCACGTAGTCGTGCCAGAAGTCCGCGGCGCAGCGTTTCAGAGTCTCGATCTCTTCCGGGCTGACATATACGCTGCTCTCGCACCATTCCGGTGTGTCATCGGTTTGGGTCGTCGTGATTTGGTAGCAGTAAAAGCCCTTGCCGAGCACCAGCGCCGCGAGATACCACCGCGCCCAGCCGGTCACAGCAAGATACGTCACGCACTGTGCATAGTAGCTCTCGGGAAAGTCCCCGCCCTCGTAGCGCTTTAGGCTCAGCGCGCTTGCCGTCTTGCACTCAAGGCCCGCGTTAAGCCCGACCACCTTTCGGTCAATGTTTGCATGCAGGTGTGGGCAGTCATTGCGGCGCATCAGGTAATTCATCCGGCGCACCGGCATGCGGCTCACTTCTTCAAAGCGGCTCGCGACGTACTGCTCAAGGTCACGCCCCTGCCGCATCGCCTCGTTTTCCGGCTCTTCACCGAGCCTGCCGGTCTTCTCCGCCCATACCGTGTATGGCGAGCGGTATTTGTTCAGGCCCAGCACCGCGCCCATGTCGCTGCCGCCGAGGCTCTTCTTGCGCTCTTTAAGCCACTCCTCGCGGCTCATCCCGCGCGTCGATATCTTCTGCATCTTCATCTTTCGTTACCTCGATGTCTTCCGCCCCGCAGAAGGGGCAGCATAGTATCGTTTGCGTCTCCACGCCACGCTCACCGTCGAGGTTCTCGCGCCTGCGCAAGACGTCGGGCTCGTCAAAGGTCAGCCCGCACCATTCGCAGCAGTACATCACATCATCGCCGAGACCGCGATGAGCACCGCCGCCAGCAGCAGGCAGATCCCGGCAAAAAGCATCGCCTCATCCGCCTTGCGCTGCTCTCTCGTGCGCTTGTCGTGTCGCCTCATCTTCTGCACCCCCTGTCGATAAACGGCAGCAGCTCATACAGCACCTTGCACACCGCGCACGCGCCGATGACGGCAAGCCCCGTCGTGAAGTCGCAGCCGTTGAGTGCGATCACCGCAGCGGCGATACCGCCGAAAAATAACGTGTCGATCATGCCCCCACCTCATATCCAAGAAATTTCAAGAACGAAAGCCGCGGGATGACCGTGATCGTTCCGATGCGGCTAACCGGAAATCCGAGCTGTTCGGGGTGGTCTTTCGCCGCAATGCTGATCGAATAGGGCTTCCGCCCGAGTACCGGCGCGATATCCGCCGGTGTCAGCACCGGCTTGTCCGATGCAAGCATTTCTTCCACCGTCATGTGCGTTCCTCCTTCTTATTCGATCGGTTCCAATTCGAAAATGCTTTCAGGATAAAAGCTCCAACTCCCAAATCGGGATTTGCTGCACTGGGCGTCATAAAGCCACTCATTCAGCTCGATTTTCTTGGAAGTCAGCGCCGCATCTTCCACGGCATTTTTCACTTCGTGCGTTTCAATGTAGGCTTTCTGCTTGGTAAAGTTGTTAATAGACCGAGGCACGTTAAGCACTCCAAAAAGAATCACTAAAATCGATAGCATCACAATAATGATGCCGACCATTCCGGAAGCAAAAGGAACCCAAGAGCTATCAATCGAGCATTTCCTCAGAGACAGTACCGTGATAATAACCCCCACGCAAAGGAAAATAATCCAATTCGTCATTGCTCCTCCTTGTTGTCCAATGCCGCTTGAACTTCACAGCTCAATTCCTCTTCCACGCGCCGTAACGCCATTTCGATCTGAATCAGTGCCCCGTAAAACCGGCAGTCTCCGGTCTCAGAGAGTTCGCCTTCTTGGAGTGCCCCTGCGATGCAGAGGGACAGTGTGTCGGTCACACCAGAAAGATCACACCCTATGGAATCGACTTTACCGGCAAACTCATTTATGCTCATTTGCGTGCTCCTTCCACGCCAAGAAACTTCTGAATGAAATACTGCTGGCCTTTGCCGGTGACTTTCGTGGTCTTGCTCACCGTCACCGTACCGTCAGAATGGGTGATCGCCGTTTCCTTAACGGTGAAAAGCCCCAAGTCCATTGACTTTTGCGTTGGCATATTGAAGTCCGTGCCGTTCCGGCGAATCAGATAGCCGTTTTCGCGCATCCAACGGAACAGTCGGTGCTGCCCGATGTCAACGCCGTTTTGTTTCAGCAGCTTCGCCAGCTCGCCGACGAGGATCGAAGTCTTGCTTGCGCTGACCGCATCGGCAAAAAGCACCTTCGGCGCGTCGGCCTCGACCTTGCTTTCAAGCCGCTTGAGCTTGTCCCCTGCGATTTGCAGCGCGCGAGCCATGACTTTCTCCGGGCTGTTCCAGTCCTTTTCGATTTGAAGAAAATACTGGCGGGCCTGCTTGCCCTTTTCATTGCGCTGGATCATGCAAAGCTCTTTCGCCATGTCGATGGTGAGAACCGCGTCCTGTGCAGGGCGCCCCCCGGTACTTTCGCTCAAAAATGAGCAGAAGTCTTCGCCCTCGGTGAACCCGTACTCGCACATTCTCGGGAACCAGTCTTTATAAGCCGTCTTCACTTCGAGAAAGTCGTGCAGGTCTCGCGCAGAGACCGCAGGGCGGTCATTGTTGTAAGTGATCTTGATTAGCTCGTTCATGCGTCCTCCTTATCCTCGGCGCGCCGTTCAATGATCGCGTCGATTGCGCCCTCCACTCGCTTTCGCGCATCGGGCGGCTTGCGCCTTCCGTTCAAGATCATGCTGATATAGGCTCTTGTCACGCCCATCTCAGCCGCGACTTCTTCAAACGAAATGCGGTTGGTGTGCATCTTTCCGACTGCACGGCCAGTCCATGCTTCAAGCAAAGCCATTCCTCCCTTTTCATTCTGTTAATTTTGTTGACTGCGGCAGGGAAGTTTGCTATACTGCTTTCGCGGGGTTATCTCCATAAAAGGGGGTGATCGCATGAGAAACGCAGCACATACTTCGTCCGAGCTCGCGTCGCTTGCTGGCAAGTTGATGCATCACGAGGACAAGGACGTTCGTTCTCTTGCCGCCATCGCCTTAGCTAACCGGCGAAAGTAGGTCAGCTAACAGGAGAAAAGATGAAGCTACTCGCACATTTTTGCCCCGCAGCCGCCTTGATGCTCACGCATCGGGGCGGCTTCCTTTTCCTGCCGCAGTCAAATTTGGGGTTGCATAAGTTAACTAACCGTGCTATTATGCAGATAGCCGAACCACATAAGAGCTTGACACGGACGAATGAATCGTCGGGGTCTGGTTTTATGTTCCCTTTTTCAACTCCACGTCCAAATTATACGGTTAGAATAGTTAGAAGTCAAGGCAAAATTGTTAACTTTTCTATCTTCGTCGATCTGTTCAAAAACGTCCTATGGAATTAACTACTTTTTACAAAAATTTCGTATCCCTCTGCACTAAAAACGGTCTGAACCCATCAGGTGTAGCCAAAGCAATCGGCCTTTCAAATGCTGCTGCGACCGGATGGAAAAAAGGGAAAATGCCAAATGATACTACTCGGGAAAAATTGGCAAACTATTTCCACGTGACTGTTGCCGATCTAATAGGGGACGACTGCGCAGAAAAAGAAGCCGCCGCCCCGAAGGACGTCGGCCTTTCCCCGATGGAATCTCAGTTAATGGAATATGTCCGCACACTTACGGACGATCAAAAGAAGATGCTGCTGGCACAGTTGCAGGCGCTAAAGAATCAAGAATGATACGTTTCTGTTCATCGCTGAGATCGCGGAACGCCTGTAAGATTTCGCTGTCGATGTCTTTCATCTATGTATCCTCCGTATGTAAATAGTTTCACTTATCATATACCGCGCCGAGGTTCATTTCACCACGGCGGAATGGTTTTAGGAGGTCTTGTGCATGGGATTGTATACCGACCCGAATTACTTTGAAAAGCAAGCGCACTACCAGCACCGCAAAGTAAAGAAAGTCATTAAGGCGGTGTCCTCTAAGTCAAAGCAGCCTGCCCCTGATGAGGCGGTATCAGAAACCTCGACGCAGGTTGAGCCGGAATCCGCCTCACGCGATATCCATGATTATCCCGTTGAACCAACAGTTGATGAATTTGACGAATCTCCCGGCCTAACTCAAATGACGCAAGAAGAATACGACGCGTTCATGATGGGAATGACCGTCGAGCAATACCGCGTCTATCGTCAAATGGTTTTAGAAAACGAAGCCAAGCGAAACAGGCAGAAGCAGCCAAATAGGAAGCGGCGCTCTCCGGAAGTTGATCTTCTGCTGGCAGCATTGAAACCATTGTGCTTCGCGCTCGTCATCTGCGGGGTCATCTGGATTTCAATCGAAAAAGATGTCCCTTTGAAAGAATCTGACATGAATGACACCCCACCAATAAAGTCAACAACTGAAACAACTGGCGGCGGGGGCGGCAGGCTCGTTCCATTGCAGCCTGTGCCCATTCAAAACGGACAGATTGTCACATATCCGTCTGGCGATCAGGTCGCACCTTTGACAGTACAAACCGCCGGCGGCTCAAATTTCTATATCGTGCTAAACCCAATCGACAGAGAGGCAATATCTAACGGAGCGATGTCTTTCCTCGTGTCGGCAAAAAGTGCCGAAGTAGATGTTCCTCTCGGGACATACGAAATCTATTATGCGTATGGTTCGGACTGGTACGGGAAAGAATATAAGTTTGGTGAAAACACCGAGTACTTCAAATGCAACGAAATGTTTGAATTTACCGCAGATGACGAGATGGTTTACGGTTGGACGCTTACTCTCTATAAAGTATCCAACGGGAATATGAGCACTGATATAGTGCCAAAAGATTCTTTCCCGGATATTTAAGTAAAAGCCCTCGCCGCCTCTGCAACACCGGCGAGGGCTTTTCAGCAGCAGCGGGGAGCGGTCGCCGCTGCTTGCTTTGACCATATCGCGCTTTACCTTACCACTTCAATACCAAGACCTCGCAACACGACGGCATTCGACCGCGTTCGACAGACCCACTTTTGGCACCCCAAAAGTACGAAAACCGGAAAAGTTAAGGTGATATAAATGAACATTCAAGAGCTGTGTAGAATCCGTAAAGAAGAACTGAAACTGACCTATCAGGACATTTCCGACGCTTCCGGCGTGCCGCTGTCCACCGTCCAGAACTTCTTTTCCAAGCTGTCGAAAGCCCCGTCCATTTATACCGTCGCGCCGATCTGCAAGGTGCTCGGCATATCCCTTGATGAAATATTCGGAATTTCCGAACACTTGACGCCGACCGAGGAAACTTTGCAGGCGCGCAATGATGAGTTGGAACGCCATGTTGACGCAAAGGCTGATACCATTGAGATCATGCGGCGCGGCGTCCGTATCCGAAACGGCGTGATTTTAATTCTGTTTATCATGGTGGTGTTGCTGGCTGCATGGGGTTTGTATATCGATATGCACTGCGTCGACTATGGATTTTGGAGGGGCTGACATGGCGAATTGCATCAAATGTAAAGCAGCGCTGCCGGATGGCGCGCTGTTTTGTCCTATATGCGGAAAAAAGCAAGCATCTGTCGACCGAAAAGCCACAAAACGCGGCAACGGGACGGGGACGGTCTATAAGCGCGGCTCTTCATGGGTAGCCGAAATCACCAAAGGCTACCGTGAAGAAGACGGCAAGCTGACCCGCGTGAAAGCGAAAAAATGCGGCTTCCGCACAAAACGAGAAGCCTTAGAATATATCCCCATGCTGCGGACGCAAAAGCCCCGTGAAAAGGATATCACTTGGCGCAAGGCATATGAGCTTTGGTTCCCAACGCATCGCGCCGACAAGTCCACGCTGAATTGCTACGCCGCTGCCGAAAAGTATTTTGCACCGATCGAATTTATGAAGCTGGCCGCGGTCGAGATTGATGACATCCAAGAATGCATTGATGACTGCCCGCGCGCCAAACAGACGAAAAAGAATATGCGCACCGTGTGCAGCCTGATCTACAAGTATGCCGTTCCGCGCGGATATGCCCCTATGAGTATGGCCCCGTATCTCACCGTCACCGGCGAAAACGCCGCGCCGCGCGCGAGCTTTGATGCCGACCAGATCGAGAAGATAAAAGAGGCGTGCGGCGTGATTCCATACGCCGACTATATCTACTGCATGTGTTACCTCGGCTTCCGCCCTACAGAATTTCTCGGCCTGTCGATTGATAACTACGACAAGAAAGAAAAGGTGCTTCGCGCTGGTATCAAGACTGAAGCGGGCAAGAATAGAACCGTCACGATATCACCCAAGATTCAGCCCATCATAGACCGGCTGGCGAAAGACAAGATATCCGGCGCGCTGTTCTGTAACGAAGAAGGAAAAGCGTTCAGGTATGACTATTTCCGCGACGAGGTTTTCTATCCCACATTAAAGGCAATCGGCATTGACAATCCAATCGAAAACAAGCGGCACAAGTATTCCCCCCATACATGCCGTCATACGTTCGCGACGCTGATGAAAAACATTCAGGCATCGGACAAGGACAAACTCGAGCTGATCGGTCACGCAAGCCCCGAAATGCTGCGGTATTATCAGGATGTCAACCTCACCGACCTTCGAAAAATCACCGATGCGATATAGTTTTTCTGTTACCCCCTCGTTACCCCCATCGAACGATTTCCCGTTGATATTCCGTCGTTTTTCGGTGACTGGGGGTCAAGAGGCCGTGAGTTCAAGTCTCGCCACTCGGACCAAGAAAAACCTCGAAACCGTTGCGGTTCCGAGGTTTTTTCATATTTAGACTATTCTGGCAAATTCTCGATTATGCCCAATATTTCTATCCTGTTACCCCCGCAGTTACCCTCGCATAAAAGGCCTCTACCCATTGCGGGCAGAGGCCTTTTTGGCTAATAGTGCATCATTTTTTGGGCTCGCTCATCCCTCTCGAAACATCCCTTGCATCGTCCGAACCTCGGCAGCTCTCTCGATCTGCTTCCTGTGCAGATAGTCATAGAGACACTTCATGCCCTCGGGCGGCTCGCCCTTCTCCTGCTTATACTTCTGGATGACGCCGGCGACCTCAGCGTGTAGCATCGTCATGTGATGCATCTCTTCACCGGAAAGCTCGTAAAAAGTTTTCGCAAGAGCAGGACATTCGTCCTTGTACTCGAGGGCGCATTTCGCGTACTTCATCGCGTCCTCGATTTCCTCGTCGACCATCGCCGACAGTTTTTCAATGAGTTTCATTTTCTTCCTCGCTTTCTGCAGCTTCGACATTATTTATGGCATTAGCAAATAGCAGCAAAATTATCCCGAGCAGCAGAGCATCTGAATCGTCGTTCACAGTTTTTCGACCGTGACCGCAAGGTTGTTGACGACCGATGCCACGCCGTCGAGCGCCAGCGACAGAAGAGAGCCGTCACAGCCGCAGGCGTTACGGATAATAGCCGTAATAGTGAGGTTTGCCACGCCGTTTGCTGCGACCGTCTGAGCTGCCGTAGCGCCGATGATGGCGACGCCGTCCTTCTGTGCGGTCAGGCTGACCGTACCGGCAGCCGTGGGTGCGACTGTCGCGCTGACATTGACAAGGTAATAGCCCTGCCCACACAGTGTAATCGCGTTGCCGTCCTGACGGATGTTGCAGCCATAGCGGCGCGTCGTCGAGCCGACCGGCACGATGCCGCCGACCGCAACGGTGGGATTGCTGACGTTGGTCGTGTAAATTGCAGACTTACTCATATTTTTACCCTCCTAAAAAATTAAAAAGCGGAGCAGCTGTTGCCGCCCCGCTTACCTCGCCGAAATAGGGCGTCAGATGTTGCCGTTGCCGCAGCCGCAGCCACAGAACGGGGAGTTGCCCGCGCTGTAGGTGTAGCCGCTGGGATAGCGCACGACACCGCACATCTGCTCGCGCAGATAGAGCTGGTTGTTGGCCTGCTCAAGCTGTGCGATGCGGCCTTCGAGCTGGCTCTTTTCGAGCGCTGCGAATTTAGCGTCGATGTTGGCGTTGATGGCGTCAAGGCCGCGCTGCGTGGTGCAGCAGCAGTCTGCCATCTGGCGCTGGATGTCGTTGCCGGTCTGCATGATGGTCATGTTCGTGCCGTTCTGCGCGAGTGCGACCTCCTTGCCCAGCTGACCGATGCCGCCCTGCATCTCGTAGCCGAGATTGCAGATGCCGTTGCCGATGTTGGTCAGGCGGTCGTTCAGCTGGCCGAACTGCTGGCCGAAAAGGATTTCCTGCTGCGACGCAGCCGTGGCGTACTGGCCAAACTCGCCCTGGCGGTTCCATCCGTTGCCGCCAAAGCCAAACATGAAGAGGAAGAGCACGACAATGAGGAACCAACCGGAGCCCCAGCCGTTCTCATCGTTCGCACCGCGGGTGACCGCGGCGATATCGCTGAGAGACATACCACTATCCATGTGTCAAAACTCCTTCCTGAAAGAATTTTATAAATAAACCGTTGCGCACCGGCTTATTTCAGAAATTGCATAAACTCCTTCGCCTGTTCTTGAAGCTGCTGAAACTGCGCTTGAGACATCTGCCCAGACTGTAAAAGGCGTTCAATCTCCTGCTGCGCTTTCTGAGGCGTCATGCCTGCAGCGAATTTGCGGAATTCGCCGATCATCGCAAGGGGATTATTCGGTCTTGCCGCCCTTTGGCTTCCCATCAGGCTTTCCAGCAACGGATTGTTCATTGACGATTCCCTCCAATCTGGTCAGGCGTTCTTCGATACTCGTGAGGCTTGCTGTGCTCTGCGTGGGCTTTGGCTCGTAAGGTGTCATCAGATATGGCGTTTTTGACTTGTACCCCGCGTCGTCCGTTTTGACGTACCAGCCGATCAGCACATCCGACCGCGAGATATCCATCGCGATCAGTTCACTGCGTGGTGCCATCCTGAGCGCGTCCACGCCGTTTTCTCCGTTCACGCGGGTAATTTGACCCGCAAAGCCTTGCATCGCTCCTGCGCCATTCTGTGGGCTTGCAGGGGCATATCCTGAATAGGGGTTATACCCCATCTGATAAGGGTTGCCGAAATATCCCATGCGCGCACCTCCTTTTGTTGCCTTAATGATAACGAAAAAGAGGCCCCGCAAAGAGCCTGAAAAAGGTCTTTGTAGGGTCTCTTCTTTATGCGTTTTTGATACCGTCCGCGATTTTGCTGTATGCCCGGCGTCGCCGCGTCTTCACGTACTCCGGTGAGACGTGCAGCGTCTCCGCGACTTCGACGCGGCTCTTCCCGCGCACATCGCATTCAATAAGGCAGTACGCCTCATCGGGCGGCAGCTCAAACGATAAGATATACGCCACGGCCCGCTTGGGGGCCATAGAGGATAACTGTGCGCGAATCGCTCGGTGCTGCTTGTCCATGCTGTGCACCGGGGCTTGCAGAGCGCTCACGCGAGGGGAGACATTGCAGGCCTCCCGCCCGTTTTCCTTTCCGTGCCCGATTCGGGCACAATTATTTCATCGTCGCGAGCTTGCGAATCAGGTCACTGCCGTACTTGTACGCCGCGAGGTAGTCGAGCGTCGGATCGAGCAGCCCCGCGCGCTTCTTGAGCACTTCGCGGTAGTCCGGCTCCACAAGCCTGCTCTTGAACTCCTTTTCCCACTTGCCCGCGTTCTCCCTGCCGGACCAGTACGCGGGACACAGCTTACCCGTCACGTCAAAGTGGCGGATGACGTTGCTCGCGGGGATGTTGTACTTTTTCATCAGAGCTTTCGTCAGCTCAAGTGCCTGCGCGACGGTCTTCGCGCCCGGCGCGTATACGCCGTTCTTCTTCTCATCGCACAGCTCAATGCTGATGCTGTTTGCGTTCAGGCAGCGGCCGTGCAGCGTCCCGCCGCCCGTCTGCGGGCAAGACGGGTACTTCTTCCCACCGACCGCCCACGCAACGCGCAGGTCATCCACGCTTTGTACGATCTCCTTCTCGTCGATGAAGTAGTGCGCGCTGGTCTTCACGACGTTGCCCGCGTAGTACTTCGCGTTATTCGCCGCCGTGTCGCCGTCGTTGCCGGTGTAGTGGATCACGATGTAGCGGATGCCGCTCGCCGTGCGCGTGCCGCCGACGTTCCCCGCGTTGGCCGGGTATTTGCGGATGTTCATGTCGCTCACTCTCCCTTCGCATTGCCTGCGGCGTTCTGTGTGCCGAAATAGAACGCAATGACCATGAGGTACACGGTGTTGAATTCCTGCGTCACCTTCGACTGTACTGTCAGCGCGCAGAAGGTCGCCGTCAGCGCAATCGTCACAAGGCTCTTCACGCTGAGAAGGTTTGCGATTCTCTTGTTCAGTAATTCGTTCATGTTATTCATCCTTTCCCTTGATTTTGATTCCCGCCAGCAGGCCGAGTTCCGCCGTCCACGCCGCAAACCATGCGACCGTCAGGCTGTCCGGCACTACCTTGTCATGCGCGGTCAATACGAGCACCGCAATGCAGTACCAGCAGAGGTTGAGAACTGCCGCGATGATGTACTTATCCCGCTTTCTCAGTTGCTTCATAGGGCTACACCCGACAGCAGCCACGCGATAAACGCGCCCGCCAGCGCCGCGAGAGCCTTGTCGACCAGACTGTCCCAGCGTTTTCCCGCCTTGCCCGTGATGGCTTTCACGTCCTCTTTGATCTCTTTGACGTCGCCCTCGACGGTCTCCTGCTTGGTTGCCAGCACCTCGACCGACGTTGCCAGCCTGTCAAGCGCCGTTTGGTGCTCCTGCAGCTCGTTGATGCGGTGCGTATTGCTCTTGCATCGGCTTTCGATCAGCGCGATCTCTGCATCATCGTAGTGCTTTGCATTGTCCATTTTTCACGCCCCCTTATTTTTATGGTGTTCTTCATTGAGCCTATCATGCCGCCTCCGCAAATTCACCACGGGGAAAAAGAACCTGTCGGATTCCCGACAGGCTCTTTTTCTTTACACCGCTTTCTTCCGTGCGATTGCAAGCTGCTCGTCTACCCGCGCGCGGTTCCAATGGCGAATTTTCTTCGGCACGTCCAGATATTCGTACATCGCCGTGCGCTGCTGCTCGTTAAGCCCAGAGCGGAACAGCATTTCCATGATCTGCAAGCCCTTGCTATAGTCGATGCTGTCGCCGTCCTTGTCTTTCAGCGTTTCGCACTCGCTCGCCGCCGCCTTGCAGGCCGCGAACACGCCGGGGGCGATGCGATACTGCTTCTGCGCTTCCTGCGCATTCTGGATCCATTTGGTCGTGATCTCGTACTGCCCGCCGGAGTTTTCTTTCAGCGCCAATGCTTCGGCGTAGCTCTCGACGTAGCCAAGCGCCTTGTCTTTGCCCTCGTCAGAGAGGCGGGAGAAGGCCCCGCTGCTCGTTGCCTTATCAGCCTGCGTGCGGTAGGCCTCGCCCTTCTGCGTCTCGTACTTGCTGTACGAGCTCGCGTTTAGGTCCGCCGCGCTGAATTTCTCCTCGTCCTCGCCGCTGTCGTAGGCGTACTTCCCGCGAATGCCCAGCAGGTCAAGCGACTTCTGCGGGAACGAGTAGTTGGCCTCGCTCTCGGTCTTCTTGTTGTAGCGGGTTTTGAGACTGCTTTGGATGCTCTCGCCGTCAAGCCCCATCTGCTCCATCAGGTCGCGGCGGACATGATCGTAGGTCGCATAGTCTCCCTGCTCGAGCGCATCATAGAGGATACCGATAAACCGGCTCCTGTTGTCGCTGTTGGCAAGATTGTAGCTGAACTTCTCCACCTCATACTGGAAGCCGAGGCTGCCGCTCGCCTGTGCGATGGTGCGCAGCGTCGCCATAAGGTCACGCTTGATGTTGGCGACCGGCAGACCAAACATCTTGCTCGCCGCAGCCAACAGCGTAAGCGTGGCCTCCTTGCGTGTCTTCTTACCGTCACCGCCTGCGCTGTCAACGAAGGCTCTCGCCGCGTTGATCAGATCGGAGAAAACCTCCATGTCGGGGCGGGAAACGTCGTAGCCCTGCGCGAGCGAGAGAACATCCTTTGCGAATGGGATTTGCGCCACGGGGTTCATGTTGCTGCCGACGTTTCCGTTCAACACGACGTTGCCGATCAACTCGAGTGCGTTCTTCTCGTCCCACTCAACGCCCGTAAAAGCTGAAAGGAATTTCTCCCCGTAGTCCTTGTCGCGGTCATCGTCGCGCAGGCCGTCGACGATACTCTGTGCCAGCGCATTCACCACGTTCGTAACGACCAGCGCCGTCGCCGCGCGGCCCAGCGTCTTGAGGGCCTTGCTGCGCTTCGCCGGGTTCTCCTCATATCGGAAGTTGTCGTAGCTGCGAAGCAGCACGTTCAGGCTCATGATGGGCTCGCCCATAAAGGCTGTCGCCTGCTGCGAGAGGGTGCTCTTGCCGCGCATGATGTTGCTGCGCTGCAAGATTCCGTCGACGACCTGCGTCTGATCGATCATATCGGAGAACACATCGTTGACCGCGCTGTAAAATTCGTTGCTGCCCGCGCGGACGTCGGGCTTTTCACTCTTCACCTGCCACTCGCAGGCGTTCCACAGCTTCCCCCACGTCGCGGCATCCGCCTTGCCAGCCGCAGCCCCCGCGAGGTCATTCAGCTTGTTCGCCACGCCCTCTTTGCCGTAGAAGCGGTCTTTCAGCGTGTACGGTGACGAGATATCAAAACTGCCGACGTCCTTTCGCATTGCGATTGGGGAATGCTCAAGCGCTTTCTCCCAGCCGCTTCCCTTCGTCACGCCGCCGGTCACGCCCTTTGCCATGTCCTTCGGATCGAGAACCGCCGCCGCGCGGAAGAAAGCCGTCGGCTGCTGGATGACGACACGGATGTTCGCGCCGACAGACGCGCCCTTGAATTTCCCGACAAATTTGCCCATTGCGCCCGTAATCGGCTCAAAGTCTTTCGTGCCGATGCCGTTCTGAATGTCGCTCATCAGTTTTTGCCAGTACTGCTGCGCGCCCTTGCCGCCCTTTTCGTTGAGCAGGCCCTTGACGCTCACGCCGGTCTTATTGCCCGCGTCATTGCGGTACTGGAAGTTGAAGAAACGGTTTGCATCCTCCATCGGTGCGAGCCATGCTGCGTAGTCGATCATGTCGGATGCATGGTCGGCGAACGTATCAAACACGCTGCGCAGCTCCACGGCGTTGTTCGCGTTCGGCGTCACCTGCTGCGCCATGCCGATATTCTTGATGGAGCGCACATTGCCGCTGTCCTTCTCGAGGTTGCTGTGCAGTGCTTCCTTTGCTGACTTGATGGGCCAGTAATTCCGCTCGGTGAATTTGCGGTAGCCGTAGGCCTGCATGCTCGCATCGTTGCCGTACTTGGCAAGCGTAGTCGCCGTCAATTCCTGCAAGCCGTCCGCCACGCGCTTCTGCTCGTCCGTCAGCTTGCCCGTGATGCGCTCGATATCGCCATCAGTCAAAAAGACCTGCTGCGTGCCGCGTGGCACTTTCGTCCTGCCGGTCTCCGCGCTCTTGATCTCCGGCTGGATGACGCCGCCGCCGAGCAGATGCCCAAGCGCCTGCTTGCGCTTGCTCAGAAGGTACAGTTCCATGATCTGCGGCGTCGTCAGTGTCAGCTTGCCGCCGTTGGCGACGGTGATGTCGTGCGTCTCCGCCTCCCACTTGCCGATGGCACTGCCGCGCGCGTCGCGTAGCGCGCCTTTCAGGTCGCCGTGGATAGCCTTTCCAGCAATATCCTTGAAGCCCGCCTCGCCCAGCTCGTCGCCAAGCACCTTCCTTGTCTTCTCGGCAATGTCACGCGCCATGATCTCCTGAGAATCCTGTGCATTGCGCAACATCCGGTAGATGCTCTTGCCCGTCTCGCCGTAGTGCGCGAAGAACGTGTACGGCGTTTCTAAGCTGATTGTCGTATTGTTGCCGAGCTTCTTCCGCCGCGTGCTCACGTCGGCCTTGAAGGCGTCCGCCATCTGCTTTGTGGTCTCGAATTTGCTCTTGGAGAGCACCTTGCCCGCCGTCGAGACGGATTTCTCCACCGCGCGGATGGTCTTCCACATCGTCCCGAGCTCTTCCCTCGTCAGCTCGGAGAGCCGCTTGTCCTTCATGCCGATAACCTGTCCAAGCAGGCCGTCCTTGCCGTCCGTGCCCAGCAGCGACGGGTCAATGACCAGGTCGTCGCCGTCTTTCTCTCGACCTGAAAGAATATCTTGATACTGATCTCGGAGTGCTTCGAATGCCTGCGTGCGCTGCGTCGGCGTGCCGCTGCCGTCATAGACATGCTTGCCGCTTTCGTCCACGGTGTAGGCGCTTTCCTGATTGATGCTGTTCAGCACTGTCGCCACCGCCGAGCGCATATTCTCGGGGATGTGCTTCGTGTCCGTCGGGCGCAGCAGCTTCTTCGACAGGTCTTTTGCGTGCCGCGTGATCTTCGCGCGCAACTCGCGGCGCTTCTGCCCCTCGCGGCGCGTTGCGTCCTTCTCACGGTAACGACCTTTCAGCGCATCCAGCTTTTCCGCCTGCTGTGTGCGAGCTTTCTGCAAGGCTTCCTGCGTGTGGCGCAACTTTACGGCGTCCGTGCGTCCCTGGGCCATCTGGCCTGCGAGTTTCGCGTCCGCCGCGGCCTTGCGCCCTGCCGCTTTCGCCGCGTCCAGCTTTTCTGCCTGCACGTCGGCAAAGGTTTTCTTTGCCTGCGGCAGGTCAAAGAATCGATCTATAATGTCATTCGAAATGGCGCTGACCGCCTGACCCATATAGCCCTCAAACGGGTTATACTCGCTGACGCTGTACAGCTCGTTCGCCACCTCGGCGATGCGGCTAATCTGGTCGCTCACGTTGTTCTCGCGCGTCTCGCTGAAAAACTCGGGATAGCTTTCCGCTAGCTCGGAATAGACCTGATCGACGTTCGTATGCTCGCCCTTGCCGAGGTTCACCTTGCCGAAGAGGCTGCGTCGGAAGTCGGCGTAGTCCGTGATGCCAGCCGCATCCTCGGTGGAGAGCGTGATCTTCGTATCTTTCAGGTACTTGCGCAGTTCGCTATACTCGCGGTAACCCTCGTCATCCTTTGCGATGGCGCTCTCTGCGATGCGCTGGGCGATGGAATCCGCGCGGCTTCTCGCCTCGGTGTAGGTCAGCTCGCCCGTCTCGTCGCCGCCGCGCGCGATGTAGTCATACAGGCTCGCAAGGTCGCCGGCGATCTCGCCACTGTCGATATCCGCACCGTAGCGGCGCGTCAGCTCCTTCGCCGCCTTTTCCACGCTCTTGCTGTCGGTGCGCACGCCGTCGCTGCGGCGCGTCTGCCTCTTCCAGTAGTCCACGCGCTCGCGCAAGGTCTCGTTCTCGCGCTTGAGCGCCGCGATCTCCTGCGCGTTCTCAGTGCCCTTGAGGGATAGGAACTGTGCAAGGCTCGATACCTGCGGCGTCGTGCCGTCCTCAAAATAGGCCTTGATGTCCGCAAGTACCTTGTTCGCGTGTGTGCCGCGCGGGTATTCCGTGCTCGATACCGTCTGCCCGTCAGGCGTATCAAGGTCAAGAATGACCTCACCGCGATTATGGCTGATAAAATCAGAAAGAGAATCGAGCTGATTCTTTGTCGGCATAACAGAGAGGTTAATTCCGCCACTTTCCGGCGAAATACGGATATTGCCCTCGCTCATAAACTGAACCATGCTGCCGCTGTAATCGCTGCCGCCGTAGTCATCGCCCAGCGCGTCGCGGATGTCACGGTGGTCGACCGTGCGATATCCGCCGGGGCCTCCTTCGTGCCTGCCGGAGAAGTCAAGTTTCTTGCCGTTCGTCAGGATGTATCCGGTCTCCGACCACTTGTAGGTATGCCCGAAATACTCGTCCGCGTCCTTGCGGTGCTGCTTCTTCTCTTCATCGGTGTACTCTTTCAGTGAATAACGCTTCTTGACATTCTCTCCGTTTTGGGGTACACTGCTTTCAGAAGCATTGGTGGACACCCCAACAGGGCGATTATTCGCTTTAGCTGTACCATTTCGGTACTGAAGGGGCGGTGCCGATGCTTTATTTTTATTTTCATTAAGCTGGATGGAGTAGACAAATTCTCCGTCCGGCTTTTTTCTTACATTTGCCAGCAGGTCATACACCTGTCCATCGATCTGCACGGTCTTGACGAAATACTCCCAGCCGGTCAGATTTTGATGTGCTTGCGTTTTCTTCCCCTGCTCGGCTTTACCTCCGTTGTAGGTCGCGTTTTCTACAAGCTCAAAGATGCTGCCATCCGCTCCGGTATTGATTTTCGCCTTCCATCCCTTTTGAGAGGATTTTTTATCGCCGTACACATTCTTGCGAAGGGCTGTTTCATCAAACTTCGCGTAGTAGGTGCTGTTGCCGTCGCTGAACTTGGCCGTGCGCCCCGCGTATTCGTTGCGCATGATATCCATAAAGGCTTCCATGCGCTCTTTGTAGGACATTTTCTTGACATCCTCGCCGGTTTCGTAGACCTCGACGCCGTCCTTGTTCTTACCCTTTAAGTCAAAGCGCACGCCGCCCTCTGTGGCGGCATTTTTGCTGTTCTGCGCCGCCGCCTCAAATGCCTGTTGCAAAAGCCCCTCCGCTGTCTGTGCCTGCTGTTTCGCCTTGCCGGTCAGCCTGCCCACGATCTCGCGGATGGCGTCACGCAGCTTTTCAAGCAGCGTGCGGTCTTCGCTGTGCCTGCGGATAAACTCGTTCAGCACGTCCGTGTTGGCGATCATCTCGCCCGCGTAGTTCGCTGCAGCCTCGTCCAGCGCTTCATCCACGCTGATCTCAACGCCCATGCGGTTATACTGCTCATGCAGAATGTTCGCCGCCTCGGCAACGTCGGGGTCTTCCATAATGGCATCGCGGAACGCCGTGTACTGCTCGGGCGCAAGCTCCTGCACACGGTGTGTCCACTCATGGCCGACGACCTGCATCACGGGGTCCTGCGCATCCTTTGCAATGCGGATTTCGTTGCCCTCGATGACGCCGTTAGCCGTGCCGCCACGCACCACGTCAGCCATGCGTACGCGCACGCCGAGCGCCTTTGCAACGGTGTTGATCTCATCTGCCGTCGCACTGTCCATTTCACGTGAAACGTAATCATCATAGACAAGGCCGCTGCCTCCGTCGCTCTCCTGCGCAAAGGCCTTCTTGCGCGTCTCGGCCTTCGCGTCGTTCTGCCCCGCGACATAGCCTGCATAGGCCGTCTCATTTGTCGGGTTCGGGTTCGCCTTGCCCTCCACGCCCGCATTGTAGGCAGGGATAAAGTCCTTCACGTGCTCCGATGTGTCCTTGCCCTCCTGATACGAGCCGCGGATCGCCTTGCGCCCGCTCTCACCGAGGGAATTATCGAAGCGCGCGAAGCGGTTTGCCGCCACTTCCACGCCGCCGCCAAGCCCGCCGAGGATACCGCCGACAAGCCCATCGTAAAGCATGTCGGAGATTTCGAGCTCGCTGTAATTTTCCCCGACGCTCTGCCCGTTGTAGATGCTTTGCAGAACCGGCTGCACTGCATCCTCGAACATTTCTTCAAAGCCTTCCGAGGCGAACGACATTGCAATTTTACCGGCGGCATTGTTCCCCATCTTTGCAACAGCTCTGTTGATCGCCTTATCCAGAACGCCGCTGCCGAACGCCTTTTTGAACGGGGCGGCTACGTTCGAAAGCTTCTCTGACAGGACGCTTACCCCCGCGCTGCCCGCGCCGTACAGCAACGCACGGTTCTGCATATCAAGGCGCTCTGCGTCCGTCATATCCGGCTGAATGCCTTCCTCCATGGCCTCTTGCGAGCTTCCGCCGAATACGCGCGTCGCCATTGGAACCGTCGCCCTGCCAAGGCCCGCGGCGATATCCGCGCCCATTTGCATGCCCGCGACCGCAACATTGTTCAGCAGCTGACCGACGGCGTTTTGCCCCTCGTTCGCTTTCTGCATGTTTTCTGCGGCGCTGGAACGGAGATTCTGATAGGTGCGCTGCAAGGTCTCCTGCGCGCCCTTTGTCAGGTTGCGGTAATTCTCGGTCTGCTTGCCCGCGTATTCGCTGTTGATTTCAATGAGGCGCTTGTTGCGGTCAATGAGCGTCTGCCACTGCTGGCGCTCCTCCTCGGTCTTCGCCGCCTTGAGCTTTTCGGTATAGGCGGCGATGTTCTTTTTCGAGGCTTCGATCTCTCTGCGCTCCTGGCTCGCCGCGTAGTTCAGTCCGCTCGGCGCGCGCAGCAGTGTGTCGGCAGCGCCGACCATATCTGCCGCATAGCCAGCCGCCGCGCTCTTGACAAGCGAGCCGACGTCAGTCTTTGTGCGGTCTCCGGTGATCTCGCGCACTTCCTGCGCGTGCGAGCGGCTGGAGCTCCTGCGCCCCCGCTCCCGGTTCTTCCGATCCGCCGCCGTGCGTTTCATCATCACCTCGTCCAGTGCCTTTTGATATGACGTCCGTGTGTCCGGATTCTGCTGCCGGAACATCGGGCTTGCGCCGCCCTGCGTGGGCGTCTTCGGCATCACGACATTCTGCCGCGTGCGGAACATAGGGCTGCTCGCCTTTGCGGGAATCGTTGCCGCCTTGCTCGGTTGCACTGTCGGCTTCTTCTGCACCACATTGCCCGTAGGGGATGTGCGCTGCACATCCCCCGTTCTCACAAGCCTGCCGTGCGTGCCGGTTCCAACAACCGTCGTCTGGCCCTTGCTCGCTTCCACTTCCGGATTCGCTTTTACTAATCGTCCCATTTAGCCCTCCTCGTAGGAATAGCCGTACTGCGTCAGCAGCTTCTGCATTTCTGCCTTCTGATCACTCGTCATCAGCGGCCATGCCTTGTCGAGCGTCGAAAGGATACGCTCGCCTTCACCGTTTTTCAGCGACGTGTTGAATCCACTCAGTAGAGCAATAAACTGACCCTGCGGCAGTGTCTTGCCGCTGCTGCCGCTTCCGCTGCCGCCGCCCTGCCCCTCGAGCCAGCTCTCATAATCGTCATACAAACTGCTTGAAGAGGAAAAGCCGTACTTCTTATAGTTGTTGGAGATAAAGCTCTTGGGATAGCCGCTTGCCTGTGCCGCAGCAAACAGACCTTCGTAGTCCATCGCTCCGCCGGTAGCTCCGCTACGTGTCCTGCCACCGGAAGTCCGGCGAGAGCCACCGCCGCTTGCCTTCCCCGCCGCTTCCTGCGCGGCCTGCTGCAATTTATACTGCCATTCCGCATTATAGCGTGCGTCCTCGATGGCGTCGCGTTCCTTCTGGTAGTTATAGTTGATCTTGTCCTGCTGCTTCTGATATGCCAGCGCATCCGCCGTCTGCTGGTCGCCCACCTGATCGCGCGCAAGCTGGTAGAGGTAGTTGCGGTCAGCCAGCCAGCGGTTGTAGCTGTTGTCCTCAAGGCCGATGAGCGTATTCAAGTCGGCGCGGTCAGCATTCAAGCCGTCCTGATACATGCTATAGGCAAGCTGCTGCAGCTCGGGGATCTTGTCCGTCATCTGGCTCATTTGGTAGTCGCTCGCCTGCTGGCTCGCTGCCACCGCCGCCGTGGACGGCATCCCGCCCGTCATCACTGCCGTCTTGCCGAGCACATCCTCCGCGCTGCGGTCTGCCTCGCGCGTGTACTGCTTGCGATACTGCTGATAGAGCGGGTCGCTCGCCGCGTCGTAGGAAAACGGCGTGCGGTTCAGCAGCGCGTCGAGCTTTGCGCTGATCTGTCCGCTCTGATCGTAGTTGTAGTTGCTGTCGCCCAGCTTATCGAGCCAGCTCGTGTCAGCCTTTGCAGGGCTCGCGCCCGTGCCGAGTTTGATGTACTCGCTGCCGTCCACGCCGCCGGAATAGTCGTACTTCGCGCGGATTTTCTCCGCTGCGTCGTGCGCCGCCTGCTGGCCCGCCTTGTCTCCCTCGGCATAGGCCTTGTTGTAGGCCTCTGTATACTGCCGGATGAGATCAAGGTCGCCAGAATCGTTGATGAGCGTCAGGTCTGTATTCTTGTGTTTGAAATTATCTGCCATTGTCCCCTCACTTTCTGCCGCCCGTCACGTATTCGTACTCGAGCGCATAGAGCCGGTATTCTCCTGTGGCTTTGATTTTTAATCTAAAGTGGTCGCAGCGGCGGATCGGGCAGTTGAGCGTGAAAACGTCTTTCTCCTGTGCCCCGCAGCGGTCGACCTCTTCCCACGCGCCGTCGTCGAACTTGACAAGGAACACGACCGTTGCACCCTTCTCGCATTCCAGCCGCGCCCGCACACGCTGCACGTGCTTCGCGTCAAACGATCCGCCGTCGTAGTCGGCAAACTCCGCCTCGCTGCTGACGGCTCCCTCGCGTGTTGCGCCGGTCGGGATATCTGCCGGATTCCCCAGCAGCACGCACCCACCGTCTACTAAGGCCATGATACCGCCCGAATAGGCCATTTGCACCACGGCAAGCGTATCTTCCTTATGCCACACGCCGTTTTCGCTGCTGTAGCAGTACAGCGCCGCCTTGCCATCCTCTTTCAGGCTCACGTAGTAGTTGAGGCCGTCGCTTCCTCCCACCGCGTCAGAGAGGCGCGCATCGTCGCCCAGCGTGCGGGAGATACAGCGCGGCATGCCGCCGCTGTACGCCATGATGCCGACCTTTGAGAGGTAATAGAGCGTTTCCCCCGCCACGGCGAGGCTCTTGTGGTTTCCCTTCATCACACCGAGCACAGCACTTGACATGAGTTGGAAGTTTGTCGGAATCGTGCCGTACATCTTGAAAATTTTGTCTTCTTTGAAAAAGCACGGGTAACCAAGGTAGCTCACGCACGCCGTGAATGCTCCCGCCGTGCCGCTCTCCACGCTGAACGCATCCGTGGATAGTCCGTCAAACACGTTCCAGTTGTACGGGTCGCCGAGCTTTGAAGCAAAGATGCTGTCGCCCTTGCAGCCCCACACACGGTTCTCGTTCGTGCAGACAAAATCCATGTCGGGAACGCTGCGCTTGAGCGTGACTGTTCCGGGCTCCGTGATGCTTTCCTGCCCATCGGGCAGGCGGAAAGTGTTTTCATAAAAGCGCAGCGTCTTTTTGTCTTCGCTGATCTCCCGGATGATGGGTGTGCGGTTGTTGTAGGTCTCCTTTGTGCAGCCCGAGATCGTCACGGCGTCGCCCACGTTGAACGGGAACGCCGCGCCGGTCGTCGTGATGCTGTTTGCTGCCGCCTTTTCGTCAGCATACGTGCCATTCCCGAATTTCAGCCCCGCCGCGGCGTAGCTCGCCTCCATCGGCTTGATCGTGCCGTCCTTTTCGCACACGATCTTGTCGGGGAAGATGAGCACGCGCTCGCCAAGTGCACAGAAAGTCTTTTCGCTATCTGCGACTATCGTCTTCTCTTCGCCGTTGATGTAGAGCTTCGTTCCGTATACCTCGTAGAGTTTGCCTGCGCTGAAAATGCCGTTTGCCTTGCCCATACCCTTGCGGACGGTATAGCGCCGCGCACGGGGAGCAAGAAGCGGGAAGTATCGCGCCGACAGGTTCTTCATGTCGTAGAGCTCGCCGCCCGCCGCGCCGAATGTGTGGTTGATGCCGCCGAATTTCTCCTGCTGCACGCGCCGGTTCGTATATGCCGTGATCTCAGGCAGTCTCATCTTTCACCGCTCCCCTTGCTTCGCCCTGCGTATCGCCTTCCTCGCCCACCGGGGCTTCTGTCGCATCGCAGATCGTCACGATATTGCGAAGCGACTGGCGCACCGCTGCCACCACGTCGACGGCATCACCGTTGACGTTCAAAATGCCGATCAGGCGCATCGCGTGCGCCGCTTCCTGCTTGATCTTTTCATTCATGCTCTTTACCTCCAATTGGGTTGCGAATAGCTCCCGTAATTGTTGACCGGTCGAACCGATAGCCAATTTGTGTTGTAATACGTCCCAATGTTGACGATCGCACGGTATCTCTTCCAGTTTGGGTTATAATACGTCCCGACGTTGATGACCGCCTTCGCGCTGCCTCCGCTTCCGCCGCCGCTGTACGTCGTTGCCGTGCCGGAATCGCTGTAATCTGAGACGATCCACGATCCGCCCCAGTAGTACATGTTGCATATCCATTCGTATGTCGTCCCCGGCGATAGCCCTGTTATCGTGCCGACAAAGGTGCTCGTCCCACCGCCGACCTCGCTCGAATCGAACGAGAACGTCCCGATGCCCGTGATGCGGATGTCGATTGAGCGCTTATACGTGTAATCCGACGCGCCGCCAGTAAACCGTGCGTAGACGCTGAGCTGTGTCCCGTCTCCGTCGACCGGTGACAGCGTACAATAAAAGCTCGCCATCTCTCACTCCTCAAGGAAAAACACCGTACCATACGGCGCGGCACTTGGCGGCGAAGCGCCGAACATGTAGTTGCCGCTCAGTACCAGATAGCCGCCGCCGAGCGAGACGACAGGGTAGTCGCTGGCATCGTCTTTTCCGATCAATGCAAACGGCCCCAGCTCGGATTCAAGAAAGATATTTCCCGCTGCGTGCATCTTCATGCCACCATAGGTCGCCGTCAGACCGACGCCGACCTGCCCCGTGCCCGTGTAGGCAAGATCCATGCTGCCGACAGGGGTATCTCCGGCCAGCAGGCTCACGCTCCCGCCGCGCAGCGCGCCCGCTGTCAGCGTGCCATAGATGTTCACCGCATCCACGCACAGATCAATGCTGCCCGTGCTCGCTACCTGCACGCCGTTGTAATTGAGCTTGAAGGTCGTGCCGTTCTCGCCACTCGTCGCGCCCAGTGTGAAGCCGGTCGCGCTCTGGTTAAAGATGCTCTGCGCCTGCGTCGCATCGATCTTCCCGCTCACCGTTGCGCGCAGGCCGTTGACGTCCGCCGTCAGGTTCGTCACGCTGCCGTCAAGGCTCGAAATGCTCGCCTGCAATCCCTTTGCCGTCGCTTGCAGCTGCGTGATGTTGCCCTCGGCGTCGCCGATGCGCGCGCTCAGTCCCTTTGCCGTGATAGACAGCTCGTTCACATTCTTGTCCGTGTCCTCGATCTTGGCGTAGATCGGCTCGGAAATATTTTTGATAAACTCGCTCAGTGCATTTTGATTGATGTTGCTCCCGTCCAGATTGAAGAGCGTATACCGAAGCTGTTCCAGAAGCACGAAAAGGTAGTCATAGACCCCGTTGATCTGTTCCTGCGTGTCTTTCCCTTCTCCGTTCGGGAAAGTCGTCTCCACCAGCTGAAATGTCGTCGGCACTTGTCATCACACCTTCCAGTTGCCCTTGCTCTCTTTTCGGTTCTCGCGCCGCCACCATGCCATAGCATCGGCCACCGCCTCGTTGGCAATGGCGTGGTCGTTGGCATAGAGCGCGCTGTCCTGATTGTAGGCGTCGAGCTGCGCTGCCAAATACAGGTGGTAACACTCGTTGTGCCCGTCCGGCAGCAGCAATTCCATATCCTCGACGCTCGCGGTGTCATCCTCCACGCTCACCTTGAGGGTGGGGGCTTCCGCCCCCATCATCTCGGCAATTCGGTGCTCAAGCACCATGAGGATTTCCGCCTTGCGCGGCGTGCTCAATTTGTTAGGCCGCAGCGCGTCCGCGTCACGGATAGCTTTCAGCATTTTCATACATTAGGCCTCCGTGAAATACTGTCCCACGAGCTCGTGCGGCAGATACTGGAGAGTGATTTTGTTACCGGACTGCTCACCGATACGCTCGCAGAGGTACGTCTTGCCGTCCTCGCTATCGAGGTAGTACTTGCCATACTCGTACTCCATGCCGCGGCTTGCGGGGATGGGATCATCCTGCGTGCCCGCGTGCGCAACGTCGATCACGACCCAGAGCGCGGGCGTTGTGCTCGGCTTCCAGCCCTCCTGCGAGGTGTGCGCCTGCTGGCACTTGTAGAGCTTGCCGCCGTCGCTTACGCGGTTGCCCTCAATGTAGCTGACGGGGTATACCCACTTCGGGAACAGCTCGACCGCCGTTGCTGCGTCGCTGTCCGGCAGGCTCGTCGCCGCCGCTTCGATCATCGGGCGCAGCCTTGCCGCGCGCTGCGGCGTGATGCTCTGGCCGACCAGCGCCGTGACGGTTGCCTCCGAAAGCTCGGATTCCGTGGGCTTTCCCATCTTGATACTCACCGTGCCGTCGCGGTGGTCGGTGATGTCGCCAGCAAGGCTGTACTCGCTGTTGTCGTACTCGTTGACGACCTCTTTGGGTTTGCCTGTGGGCTTGCCCTGCTCGTCCAGCACATCCACCATGTCGCGCTGGACGATGCTCCATGGGGTATTGTCAGGCAGCAGCGCCGCTACGGCGTCGTAGGACATGGTCAGATAGATGGTTTTGGTATCACGGCCGTTCCAGTTGCGGTCAACAAGGTTGCCGTTGACCGTAGCGGGATATTCCGTGTTGTTGACTTTTACGTAGATACTCATGTGCTGCTCCTTTCTTATTGCGGCGTGGCGTTGGCTTGCAGCCACGTCAAGAGATCACCGGTGGGTAATTCATCAAAAGTGATGGTGCGGTATACCTCCCCCTGCCAGCCGTTTCGGTAGGCGAGTTCCCTGGTCTCGGTAATCTTTCTATAGTAGATTAAAGTTCTTACACCGTAAGTGTCGTCGTAGCCTCGGATAAGATGGTCGTAGGTAAAGCCATAATAGCCAGACACAAAGCTGACAGCAATCCCGCTACTATACCCCCAGAAGTTGTCTGGCTGCGACGTTATATCAATGGTTTCGTTGAAGTACCACGTCAAGCTCACATCCGGCTCAAAGTTGATGTCATCCCCCGTCCCGCCGATGAGCGTCCTGCCCTTGAGGATGTTGTACACTGTGCCGCCCACCATACATTTCCCGCCCTGCACGGTGTAGACCGTGCCGTTGACGAGCGTTTTGTTCGTAGCGGGCGGTGGCGGAGTGACATTGCCAGAGCTGTCGACTTCCATGTCCTGCGGGAGAATCAAAGCGGGGCGGATGCCGGACGAGCTGGATGCTTTGCTGGCCTCGCAGACGCCGTTGTAGTTGACGAGCCACACCAAGCTGGTGTTGTGGGTGATCGGGGAGCGGAGATACCAGTAGTCGGCCGATCCGTTCAGTTTCGCAATACGCTTGTTGTTGGCGGACGTGTCGGTTCCAGATTCAAAGTAGGACAGCTTCGCACCATCTTGCGGGAAGTAGGGGTTATCGCTGGTCGTGAAGCCAATCTCGTAGCCGGACAGCAGGAAAATCTTCGCGGACAGGCCATTTGCACCGCTTTGATCCGAGCCACCGGAGCCGCCGTTCTTACGGTACGGGATCTTCACCTGCTTGATTGCGTCCCTGATGTTGCTCTCAAACGCGTTCAAGAACGTGCTGTTCAGTAAGCTGTGGATGGTGCTGTTCTCCAGATTGTTATCATCCGAGCTGTGCCATCGTGTGGTCTCGAAGATGTCCTTCATCAGCAACCAAGTGCCGTCGCAGGATTCGTCATACATGGAGCTCGGCTTGCCCTGATGGACGACCAAGAATTCTTTCGCTGTACCGCCTACTTTTAGTTTGACAATACTGCCGACGGCCTTGGTACCGAGTTTTGCATTTGCCATCTTCGCGCCTCCTTAGCCGTACACCCAGTTGATCGCGTAGTTCTCGGTGGGCGTGGTCTCTGTCGCAACCAGCGTCTGCTTGACAATGTTGCCGGATGCGATGTAGTCGCTGCCGCGCATCGCCGCAACAAGCCCGCCCGAGCCATTGCCCTTGATGAGAGAGGTGGTGGAGGGGACATTGACGGGGCCTGCGGGGCCCTGCGGGCCGGTCGCACCGGTCTCGCCTTTCTCGCCCTGCTCGCCCTTTTCGCCCTGGTCTCCCTTGGGGCCTTTGATGTTGACCGTCGCGGGGTTGCTGAGGCCGCCGTCGTTCGTCCAACTCAGGTCTCCCACCGCGGACACAGCAGGGGTAAAGGTCGCGCCTTTTGCGCCGTCCGCACCTTTCGCGCCATCCGCCCCGGCAGGGCCCTGCGGGCCCGTCAGGCCTTGCGGGCCGGTTTCACCTTGCGGACCAGTTTTGCCCTGCGGGCCCTGTTCCCCCTGCGGACCCCTTGGCCCCTCTGGTCCGGTATCTCCCTTCGCGCCGTCAGTGCCGGCAGGCCCCCGTGCGCCCGTGTCGCCCTTCGGTCCCTTGAGGTTCACGGTCTGCGGATTCGCCTTGCCGCCGTCGTTCGTCCACGACAGGTCGCCGTCGTCGCTCATTCTCGGCGTGAACGTCACGCCGTCACGTCCGTTTGTCCCGTCCTTACCCGGCGCACCGTCTGCGCCGTCTTTCCCGGGCAGGCCGTCCGCGCCCTTTGCGCCGTCCTTGCCGGGGGCTCCATCCGCCCCGGCAGGGCCTTGAGGGCCAGTCTCGCCGGGATCGCCTTTCGGGCCCTGCGGACCCTCAGGCCCCGTGTCACCTTTCGCGCCCTGTAGCGGGCCGTTGTTGACGAACTCTCCGGTAATGCCGTCGAAAATGTAGATGTCGTAGGGCTCTGCCGTGCCCACGCCGTAGGCATCGCCTGCCGCTGCGGTCGCTTTCTGCGCGGCATCCAGCGCAGCCTTCGTGCCGTAGTAGCCCAGCACCTTGAAGCCGCTGCCGGTCTCCCCCTTGGGGCCTGCGGGGCCCTGTTCGCCTCGCGGGCCGGTCTGCCCCTGCGGTCCCTGTTCGCCCTGCGGGCCGCGCGGACCTTCGGGGCCGGTCGGTCCGGTCGCGCCGGTGTCACCTTTTTCTCCTTGGGGGCCGGTATTGCCCTTGTCGCCTTTCAGCGCGGCGAGCTGTGCCGCCGTGAAGTCGGAATAGGTAAAGGCATCGCCCTTGTCTCCCTTTGCACCCTGCGGGCCAGCGGGGCCGGTCTCGCCTTGAATGCCCTGCTCTCCCTGTGGGCCGCGCGGGCCGGTTTCACCTTTGGGGCCCTGCGGCCCCGTCGCGCCGGTCGCGCCGGTATCACCTTTGGGGCCCTGCGCACCTGTCGCGCCCGTGTCGCCCTTCGGGCCGGTTGCACCGGTGTCTCCCTTCAGGCCCTGCGCGCCGGTATCTCCCTTGGGCCCGACCTCGCCCTGCGGCCCGGTCGCGGCAACGCCCGTGTCGGCAAAAGCGCCCGCCGCGGCGTCCCACTTGAACCAGTTGCCCGTGGTCTCGTCGACGTATGGCATCTTGGAAACCGCCGTCTCCGCATCCGCCGCCGCCTGCAAAACCTCATCGACCCAGCTTTGGTAGCCCGGAGGCGGTGTTTCGCCGCTGTCTTCCAGCGTTTCGCGCACGCGCGTCTTGTATATCTGGCTCTTTACGATAGTATCGCCCACGGTATAGCGCAGCTCTGCCGCGCCCTCACCAGCAACCGCCGTATCAACGCTCGATACCAGCCACACGAGCGCGCCGTTATCTTCCGTCACCGTCACGGGATACGGCTGCGCATCGCCGTTTCGCTGCACGATCAGGCTCGCCACGCCATCGCCATAGCCCTCGCGCCACTTTCCCAGCACGTCAAAGACGACCTTGCGCGCCTGATTCTCGCCCCTGCGCCCGAGCTTGATCTCTTCGAGCGCGTAAGCATTTTCAATAACCATGTTGTCACCTCTCTTATGGAAAACGGCGCAGCAAGAGCGACTTTTTCGTCCCTTGCTGCGCCGTGTCGCAACTCATTTTTCGTGTCTCGCGGTCGTATTCACTTACGCGTTGTGGGCCTTCGCGCTCTCAACGTAGTCGCTGCTCATCGTCTGGATGAGATTTGCGGTCGAGGCATCCTGTCTCATCTGGTTCTGGATGGCCCATAGGAACTTTCTCTTGACCTGTACGGTCACGCCGCGCTGGATCAGGCAGCTTTCGCCGTTCACGCACACCAGCAGGTCATCCTTGTACTTGCCGCTGTCCTTGAACAGGCGGACGCTGACGTACTCCTCGCCTGCGCGGTCGGCGTTCACAGCCGCAACGGCGTTCTTTGCTTCGCTCATCGGTCTTTCCTCCGTTTCAGTGTCGGGGGCGGCGTTCACAGCCGCCCCCTTGGTGGTTAGGTCAGCGGGGTTTCATCGAACGTGGAAGTCGTTTCCACGCGAATCATATACGCCTCAACCAGACGTTCAGCGACCTTGGTTGCCTTCCAGCCGACGGTTGCACGCTGGTTCAGCGGGTCAGCCGTACCGGCAGAGCCGAGCGGCTTGACGATGTGCTCAAGGCCACCGCCGGTCAGCTCGGTCGTGCCGTAAGCCTCCGCGCCCATGATGAGGGTGGAATAGACGTTGCGGCCCTTCGCACCGGCTTCGCCCGGATAGATGGCGGTCGACGCCGTCGGGGTGGTAGCAGGCGCTTCTTTCAGCGTGATCGTTGCGCTTCCAGCAGACGCAGCCGAAGCGCTCTCGATCTCAAGGAGCGCACCGCCGATGACGACTTCACGGCCAGCCAGCTTTGCGGCGTCAGCAGTGGTGATGGCCTCGTTTACGGTCAGGACCTTGCCGGATGCGCTCTTGACGGTCAGGTCGCGTGCGCCCTCGGTCAGGTCGTCCGCGTGGAACACCTTCGCTTCGGTCGTCTCGATGAAGCGGACGCCCGCGATCTTGCCGATCTCATCGTCGTAGATGTTGCTGGTGTCCTTATACTCGTGCGGGCGCTTCCAATCAGGGTCATCCTGAATGTCGTAGGAACAGTCAGGGTGAATGATGGCCCAGTAGGAGCCCTCATAGCGCGGGGCGTTCATGGTTTTCAGGAAGCGAACCGCCTTGCGGACGGCACGCACCGTGAAATAGTGGTTGCCCGTGGTCTCGCCGCCAACAAGCAGATGGCGACCCGTCACCTGACCTTCGCCGTACTGGACGTTAGAGCCTCCGTTGATGACCTCGCGGGTGATGGTGTCGAGCGTGCGGCCCGCCTGAGAGCCGAGCAGCACCGTCGCTTCCTGCAGGTTATTGTCGATGGCGGTCAGGTCGAGAATATCGGAAATCTCGACGAAATCGCCGTACTGGTCGACCTGCGCGGTCAGCGTGGTCATGGACAGCTTACGGCCCTTGGGCGTAACGCCTTCGGTGATGGGCGTCAAGGCCTTGGGCAGCGGATCATACTTGCGGAACTCGATTTCCTTGCCCTTGCCCTTGGGGATGTTGCGCTTCTGCGCGAAACGGTCATGCACCAGCTCAGGTTCGGCGTTGTCGATCAGAGTGTCGCAGTAGTAGGTCTTCATCTCGCCCGAGAGACCGGCATCGGTCGTCACGTTCGTCTGGCCCTCAAACAGGCTCAGAATAACGGGCAGAATGAAAATGTCTTTGAACTTCTTCATAGAGTTTTGTCTCCCTTCTTGCAGTCGGTAAATTAGGCGGGCATCAGAATACGATGCGCTCGCCGCGCCGCACGCGCCTTGCGATCTCTGCGCGGTCGGCCTTCGTGAATTTGCTCGGATCACTCTTAACGATGACCCCCGGCTGGGAAGTGGTTCCGTTCTCGTTTGGGCGCATTCCTTTCGCGCGGACGTTATCCATCACGCGCTTTTCCATCTCCGCCGCAGCTTTCGCTGCGCTGCGAGCCTGAATGTCGCCTAAATGGGATACCTCGTAAGCGTCTTTTACAGGAACGCCAGCACGCAGCATCGCAATGAAGCGCGGATTCTCCGCGACTTCGCGCTTGAGGTCGAACTCAGGGTACTCGCCCGGTGCGTCCGCCGTGCCGACCAGCTCGCTCGCCTGACGGATCCAGTCGTTATAAGTCTCGTCGGCTTTCTGCTGGCGCCGTCTGTCTTCTTCCTGACGTTTGAGCGCTTCGTTTTCCTGCTGCATCCGCGCATACTCGCGGTACTGTTCAACGCTCATGCCCATGCTCTCCGCTTCCGCATTGTAGAGCACGCTATTGAGCGCCGCATCGCCCTCAAAAGCCGCACGCAGCTTACTCATATCGCCGTCCGACACGCCATAATGGCGCATCAGTGTGTCGATAATGGGCTGCGAATCGGCGATTTTCTGGTCTTTGGCCTTCTCTTCGCCAAATCTGCGGTTGATGATGCGCTGCGTCTCCGCAGTGTACACGTCCTTGTATTTGCCGTTTACGAGGTCAAGGAACTCCTTTTTCAGGTCTTCCCCGCCTTTTTCCGCAGCCCCGGCGTCGCGCTGCTGCATCTTCGCGCCCTCGCCCTTCGGCTCTCCAGAAGAGGTCCCCGTATCGTCAGGTGTCTCCTGCTTGCCGAACACGACGTTGGCGTATTCGCCCGTTTTGCCCTTCCGGGTGGGAGAAGAGCTTGCGTTTGTGGTATCGCCCTGTGCGCTCGCGCCTCCCTCAGCGCCGCCCGATGCACCGGCAGCGGCCCCCGCAGCGGCAGCGCCGCCGTCAAAGAGGCTCAGGATCACGCGAAGCGTGGTTTTGAGGTTCATGGTATCCCTCCTGCTTGTCAAATCGCGGATATTCGGCCCTCCGTGTAGGCCGTGCAGCGCTTCCCATTGCCCGCAGGGGAGGGGGAGAGCGGCGAAAAGATGAAGAAAAACGCCGCCCCTCCCTCGCGGGCGTATGAATAGGAGGAAGCCACTCGCACGCCTAAAGCGTAACATGCGGCTTCCTCCGTCTCACCACGGGCGAGAAAAAATTTTTAATTTTCTTCTATGCACGCGCAGATCGCGTCCGGCCTCGTGACCTCAAGCTGCTTGAGCCCGATGCAGGCCGCAAGAAATGCCGCCTCAATGCGCTCATCGCCGCCGCAGTGGATAAGGAAGCGCGGCGCACCCTCGTCTATCTCGAAGCCATAGACCTCGCACTCTCCCTCGGCTTCCATGTTCTTCACATAGCCACCGAAAGCGTACATCACGCCAGTAATGTAGTTGCAGCATTTTTCGTCCGACGAATGGCCCTCGCACAGTATCATGTAGCGGCCGATTTCGTGCTCGATGTGAACCATCGTCATGCACTTACACCCCCGGCATCGCCGCGCTGCTGCCCGTGTCCATGTTCGGCTTAGACTGTTCGGCAAGCTTCTGCATGTACGGTGTCTGCGCGTTCTGTGCGTCGGCGTTCTTGCTCTCAATTCCGCCGCTGCTGCCGCTCTTGCGGGTCGTGCCACCGCTCTGCGTGCCGCCAGTCATTCCGATGCCCATGTCCTGTCCCGTAAGCTGCTGGATAACCGTGAGCGCCTTTTGCAGATGATCGCTCTGCTGCTGCACGACGTTGTAGAGCGTCGCGCCTTTGTTGACCTGGCTCTTGATCTTGTCGATCCCTTCGAAGTCCATCATGTCGAGCGCAATCATGCTTTCCTGTGCCCTGTCTGGGGAGAAGAACCCAAGCGAATACAGCTCTTTCGCCCGCTCGTTCTGTTCTGCGCGGGAGAATGGGTTTTTCTTCTGCGCCTTGATCTTGATGTCAAAGACCGGTCTGCGGAACAGGTCATTGCCGAGGCTATCCACGCCCGTCACCTGATCGCCCAGCTCGTTCACGCCGATCTGCGCATACTCGTAGGGCATTTCATTTGTGATGCGGAAAGTGCGCGCTGCGTCGTAGAACTGCCGCATGCGCTCGATGCACAGCTTCACGATCTTCGCCTGCGCGCGGTAGCACGCCGAAATCATATCGCGGCTTGCCTTGTTGCCCGCCTCCTGCAATGCAGAAATAGCCGCCGCAGCCGTCGCCCCGCTGGATGTTCCGCCGTTGGACACGTCACGGTTTGAGCTCGTTTCCTTCATCTCGTCGATCTTCATCTGCACGATATTCGCGTAGATGGAATCGAGCGGGCGCGTCGTTACCTCGCGGAGCCTGCTCTCGTCGATCTGGCCGGACACGTGGATGATCGGCTTGCGCCAATCAAGGAACTCTTCTTCGTTGATATTCAGGCTTTCACTCGCGAAATACCGGCGCTTGCTGCCCATCATTGAAGTTTCGAGGATGTTTCCCCACAGTTTGTCGATGTAGAGCTGCGGATCCTTTGCAATGGCCGTATACCCAAACCCCGCAGGTGTGCCCTTTTCGGGGAATAGCACATCGAACACGAACGGATATTCGCCATCTTCGTAGAAACCGCCCTCCGCATATTCGGGGTCATTTTCGCTGGCGTAGATGATATGCTCCTCGTCGATGAACTTCGCGTAGTGCAGCACCGTTCGCCCGTCTGCGGTCTTCTTGCGGTAATACCAGTCAATCACGGCGACCTTGTTGCTCGTGTCCACCGTGTCATCGTACTCGTATTTCGCCGTTTCAATGCTGCTGCCGCTGAGCTTATCCGCAAACTGCGGGTATTCGTCCTCGATGATGTCGCGGTCGACGAGCGCCACCGTAAACACGTTGCGGCTCTTCTGGATGTCCTCAATACCCGGCTCCCAAAAGATATTCAGCGGGTCAATGCCCTCGATAGCGATGTCGCCGAGCCCGTTGTCTTTCTCTTTGTCCCAGAACACGCCGTAGATCGCCACACCGTGTTTGAGCTTTTCCCACCACTCGAAGCTGTATGTGCTGTCAAATTCGTTGTATTCCATGATGACCGGCAGCACGGACGAGAGCGTCTGCGCGCTTTCCTCGTCGCTCTGCTCGCGAGGCAGGCATACGGGCTCGGGGTAGTTGTCCATCGCGTCGGCGTGCTTATTCATGATCGAGTTAAACAGCCACGCACTCGCAGGCTCGGGAGATTCCCCCGCGTCTTTCGTCCCGCGTCGGATATCCTCCCAATGCCGCAGCTTCCACCAGCGCTCCTCGCTGATGATACGGTTCTCGAAGTTGCTCTTGCCCTGCTTGTACTTTTGCAGCGTTTCTACGGCGTCACCGATCTCCTTGCTGCCGATGGCTGCGCCGCTGTTCATCGCCGCGTCGCTGTCGCGGAATGCTCCCACAAGCGGCGCTTCTGCCTTTGCATCCAACATCGCAGCAGCGCCAGCCGCGTCGGCCTGCTGCTGCGTCTGCGGGAATTTTCTCGTTCCTGCCATGTCTTCCCCTCCTGTCAGTTGTGTTGGAACCACGCATATTTGTCGTAGCTCGGCGTATTGATGTCCAGCGGGTCGTACAAGACCGGCTTCGGCGGCTTATTTACCCGCGCCGCAATGGGATTCTCCATACACACATAGCGTGTCATGTCGTAGATATGATCCTCCTGCTCGGTGTTCACGTCCTCAACGTCCTTTTCGTCGTAGACGAGGTTTGGCACCGTGCGGATGAAATTCTTGCACGTATCGAAGATATACAGCATCGGAACGCCGCTCTCATCGAACGCGAATCGGTTGTGCAGCTGCATCTTTCCGTCGATGCGGGCGTTATCCCCCTTCTCGAAGTAGACGCGCTCGCGCTCAAAGAGCGAACCGATACTCTCCGTGCCCTGCGTGCCCCAGATGGCGGGGTCACCCACACGGAAGATGTGCCGCCCCTTAAGATTCGGGTCTTCGTCCTCGATACGCTTCATCTCGCGGGCTACCGCCGTCGGTTCCATCTTCACGCCCTCGTTCGGCGTGCCCGTGCAGCCGTAATATTCCCGGATGTGGTAGAGCCGCCTATCTTGGTCGACCGCGAACCAGCCGATGGCGAACGGCCTTGAATAGCCCCAGTCCATTGCGCACCAGATCGGCCACTCCTTCGGCACCTGAAACGGCGCGATGACGTGCGTATGGATGCGGTCGCGGTAGTGTTCGCTGTCATTGCGCCACTCGGTAAACACCTGCCCGGAGAACGTATCCCAGTCGCCGTAGAGCAGTGCTTTCTTCTCCGCCTCC